GCGGCTACATCAAGAGCGGCAGCGTCGGCGCGGCGCAGGCAAAGGCGTTCTGGGACAGCCTGTCGATGCAGATGGTCAAGCCGAACACCCCTCTGGCCGGCAAGCTGAAGGACATGACCTACAGCCAACCGGTCAAGGCGCAGAAAGCGATGAAGGCGCACGTCAGTGGCAAGAGCGACGCCGGCTGGTCGCAAATGCAGGCGGCCCTTTTCACCGGCAAGAAGGGTGACAAGCTGTTCGACACCGCCATGCAGAACGCCAAGGATCTGAGCGAGGGGGTCTACGAGATGCCTCCGGGGCTGGTCGTCGGTCGGAAAATTCCGGCCTATGCCAGCGCGAAGGAATGGCAGGCGTCCATCGGTGACGTGCTGAACATCCCCGCTCTCTCGTCGACCGCGATCACTCCCGGGGTGTGGAGTGGCGAGGTGGCGCTGAAGATGAAATTCGCGCCCGGAGCCAAGGGCGCCTATGTCGGGCACACGACGAAAACGACGAAGTCCGGCCCTATCGGCGAGATCGGTCTGGCCAGCGAACACGAGATCATCCTGCCGAAGAACACGAAGATCATCCCGGTCCGGGTCTTCACGAATGACGGGACGGATGACTTCTTCGGGACCACGATGAAAGGCAAGACGATTGTCGAGGTGCTGGTGATCGGCAACGACGATCCGGAAATTCACTGATGGAGGATGGCATGACACCCGACTGGATCGCGCCGGACATGCCCCTTGGGCTGCCGCGCGGGGACGACAAAGACTACTACCTCGGCAGCCCGACCGTGGTCGAGGCACTGATCCGCAACACGCTCGGCAAGATTTACGCGGACCGGGAGAAAGCAGGCGAAGGCGGGGAGCCGGACAATGGTCCCGAATTCGTGCAGGTGCTGATCGAACAGGCGGTGCAGATCCTGCTGGGGCGGCAGAACCGCTACATCCCGATCAGCGACGTCTGGAACGCGGACCAGCCCGGCGCGGGCATCGTGCGCAGCGTCGAGGTGGCCTATGGTCTCTCGGGTCAGACCCCGGCGGAAACGCTGGCTTTCCCGTTCTACATGCTGCTGGAAACGGCCATGCAGGCCGAAGACCTCGATGCGGCGGGCGAGGATTGGGAGCATCTGATCGACGGCGACGTCGAGAAAATGGTCGCGGCCTTCATCGGCGCCCCGACAGAGGCGCGTGTTTAACGTTTCGATTTCTCTTGCCTTGCTGTGCGGTGCAATGCTGAAACCAGCGCACTGACACATGGCGGCAGAATGGACGACTTCACGATCAAGGTGGACTTTGCCAAGGCGGCCCGGGATCCGGACCGCAGGCTGGTGGGCGGCTACGCCTACGTCAGCAAGGTGAAGGGCACCCTCCTGCACGACACTCAGGGCGACTCCATCGACCCGGAAGACCTGCGGGAAGCTGTCCACGAATTCATGAAAAGCGGGCGGACGATGGGCGTCATGCACATCCCCGGCCCGGACGGGAAGCCGATTTCCGGCGGCGAGATTGTCGAGATGGCAGTCCTTGCCGGCGACTTCCGGCCCCCGCACATGAGCGCGGACGTCGACGCCCTCTGGGTGGTCGCGAAGGTCCACGACCCGCTGGTCTGGGACATGATCAAGGACGGGACGCTCGCCGCCTTCTCGATTGGCGGCAAGGGCCAGAGGGTGCCGGTATGACCGACAAGAAATACCGGCTGAAAAAACTGCGCCTGAACGAAATCAGCATCGTCGATCAGGGTGCTGACCCGAACGCCGTCGTGACCATTTTCAAGCGGGATGACCGCAGCAACGGAGGGAAACCGATGACCGACCTCGAGAAGATGGTCGCGCAAATGAAGGAGGCGACGGACACCATCGCCAACCTTCAGGCGAGCGTGGCCAAAGCCAATGCGGACAACACCGCGAAGGACGCGACTATCGCGGACCTCACGAAGCGTCTGGCCGCCGCCGAAGCCGCCAAGGGCAAGGGTTCGGATGACGACGAAGACCCGATCCTGAAGGCCGCAGACCCGCTGGTCGCTGCCGAGATCATCAAGCTGCGCAAGGCGAACGCCGCCGCCGCGAAGCAACTCGCGCAACTCGACGAGGAACGCGAGATCAAGAAGGTCGCGACCCAGATCCAGACCGACATGCGCGGTTTGCCGGTCAAGGCCGAGGAATTCGCGCCCATCCTCAAGCGCGCCATCGGCGCCATGGATGAAGCGGACTCGAAGGAACTCCTTCGCGTCCTGAAGGCCGCGTCGAACGCGGTCGAAGACAGCCTCAAGGTGACCGGCCTGCCGTCGCACCTTGTGCAGAAGGGCAGCGCCGAAAGCGAGATCGAGCGTCTCGCCAAGGAGAAACAGAAGGCTGAGAACATCACCTTCGCCAAGGCCTACGATAGCGTTCTGGAGCAGAACCCGGCACTCTACAGCCGGTTCCTCTCCGAGCGCGATCAGGCCATGAACTGAGGGAGGGTTCAGCATGGCACTTCAGGAAGCCATCAAGGTCGTATCCTACGAAGCGGGGTCTCAACTGGCCCAATTCGTCTTTGTGAAGGCATCGACCACGAAGCCCCGCACCGCCGATCTGGCGACTGCGGTGGATGACCCCATCATCGGGGTCACCCTCATCAACGCGCTGGAGGCGGGTCACGCCGTCGGCGTAGTGATCGATGGGATCGCCAAGGTCCGGGCAGGCGGCCCTGTCGCCCTCGGCGCACAGGTAGGGGCGAACTCGGACGGCGAAGCTGTCGAGGGCGGCACCGCCGGAACCGCAATCGTCGGTGCCTCGCAAGCTGGCGAGATCATCGAAGTCCAACTGGTGTAAGGGGAGGACGCAAGCATGCTTTCTGTCGCACAGGCGTCCGGGGTCGTCCGCAAGGTCATCACTCCCTCCGACGTTCACGTTAACCGCCCGCTGACGAACGTCAGTCTGGCGATGATGCAGTCCGCATCGATGTTCGTCTCCGACCGCATCTTCCCGCGCGTGCCGGTGATGAAGCAGTCCGACCTTTACGTCGTGTATCCGCACGGCGACTGGAACCGGGATGAGATGAAGAAGCGCGCACCCTCCACCGAGACGGCGGGCGGCGGCTACAACATCGAGATGCAGCCCTACTACTGCCCGGTCTGGGGTGTTCACCGCGACGTGGACGACCAGCTTCGTGCGAACTCCGACGAACCGATCAACGTCGACCGCGAGGCGACGATGTGGGTCACCCAGAAGGGCCTGATCCGCCGGGAAGTCGAATTCGCGTCGAAGTATTTCGTCCCCGGCGCATGGTCGAACAGCGTGCAGGGTGTGGCTGGCACTCCGGGTGCTGGCGAATTCCTGCAGTGGAATGACGCGGCCTCCGAGCCGGTGAAGGACATCAAGCGGTGGCGGGATCAATTCCTGCTGCGCAACGGCGTCCCGGCGAACGTCCTGCTGCTCGGCCACGAAACCTACACGGCCCTGACCGAAAACGACGCGATCATTGACCGGATCAAGTATGGCCAGACCCCCGGGGCGCCGGCCATGGTGAACCGGCAGGCCTTGGCCGCGCTGTTCGAAATCGACCGCATCGAGGTCATGTCGGCCATCGTCAACACCGCCGCCGAAGGGCTGCCGCACTCGAACTCCTTCATCGGAACGTCGAAGGGCGCCCTCCGGTGCCACGCGGCGCCGACCCCGGGCCTGATGACCCCGTCGGCAGGCTACAGCTTCGTCTGGGCCGGCTATGCGGGCGCGGGCGAGTATGGGCAGCGGATTTCGTCCTTCCGCATGGACCCCATCCGGTCTGACCGCTTTGAACTTGAACTGGCGTTCACCCACGAGAAAGTGGCGGACGATCTGGGCCTGTTCATCGAAGACGCCATCGCCTGACGCGGGACTACCCTCGCGTCGGACCGTTACAGGCCCGGCAGGCAGGAGCCGCCTGCTTGCCGGGCCCTTTCATTCAAGGGAGAGCCAAGATGAATGTCCAAGCGCAGATCACGACCCTCTACCGGGCCAAGTATGCCCTGACCATCATGGGTAAGGATTACCTGCCCGGCGAGGAAATCAGCGACCCGAAGATCGAGGGCAAGGTGCTTCGCCGGCTGGCGGACAACGGCAGGGTCGTCCTCGTGCCGTCCGTCCACGTTCCGATGAGCGCGGGCGAATTCGGCGACGATGAGCCGGACGAAGGGCCGGAAGACGACGATGATGACGACGATGACGACGATGACGACGCCCCGGAGGCGCCCGAGGGTGAGGATGGCGAGGGCGCAGAGCCCGAGGTCGAGGGCGTGGCAGTAGCCGCCGCCAAGGCCGCCGCGCAGGCCGCCAGCGCGCCCCTGCAGGGGCTGACGCTGAACGCGGCGTGGAAGGCCGACTTCGCCAAGAACAGGCACGACGGCGAGACCCTGAAGGGCTACCTGCAGCGCGTTCTGCAGTCGCACGGCCTGAATGATGCTGGTCCGGTGCAGGGACTGGTCAACCGTCTCGCAAGCGCAGGGGTGCAACCGGGTGTCGCTGGTCATTGAAACCGGACAGGGCGTCGCGGACGCCAACAGCTTCGTGACGGTCGAGGAAGCTGACCGCTGGCTTACCGCCATGGGTGACGAAGTCTGGGCCGCCCTGCCCGAGCCTGAGAAAGAGGCGCACCTTGTCCAAGGTGCCCTCTATGTCTCGAACGGCCAGATCTACTACTTCAGCGGCGCGCGGAAGACGGTCGAACAGACCCTCGCGTGGCCCCGGACGAATGGGCGCTACCGCAACGGCGGCCCGGTCGTTCCCAGCGACAAGATCCCGAACGACGTCAAGCTGGCCCAGATCGTCGCGGCCAAGGCGAGCGCGCATGGCTTCCTGCCGGTCACGACCGGCGGCGGGCAGGGCGAATTCGAGAATGGCAGGCGTCGCCCGGAAGTCCAGTCGGAGAAGGTCGGCGACCTGTCGGTCACTTATTTCGACCCGCTCCGCAACTCATCCAAGGGAGAGGCGGCAGTCCCTCCACCCTTGGGCGGGGGTGCCGTTTCGGACCTTGGCCTCCCAGCCGTCACCGGCATCCTCGCACCCCTTCTGAACGAAGACATCTATATGCCCGGGCGTCCGCCCATCGTAGGCCCCAGTTTCGCGCAGCCTACCCCGCGCAACTTTTACCACGGGATGAACGACGCCCGGGGCGCCGGCCAGATCGGGCTCGGGATGACCAGCATACAAGACCTGCGCAACATCCGGGCGATGATGGGGGACTGAGGTCGAATGCCGAACTATGACCGCATGCGAGACACCGCAGAGAGGCTGATCGCCTCTTTCGGGTCTGGCACGCGCGTTGCACTGGTGCAATTCGACCGGTCCGGCTTCGACCCGATCACATCCGGCCAGACGGTCGTCGAGACGGCCTATGAGATCGAGGGTGTCTTCCTGAACCGGGGTCCGGACCTGACCATGCAGGGCGACCTGCTCTACCGCGACAACCGTCGCATCCTCCTGCCTGCCAAGGGCCTGCCGGTCGAACCCAAGCCGGGCGATGCCATCGACTGGCCGGGCGAGGGGCGCTGGACGGTCTCCGACGTCAAGACGACCGCGCCAGACGGGAAGGCGATCTACCACGACTGCCGCGTCCGAAAGGAGGCCGCATGATCGAGGTGACCATGGACCCGAACTGGGCAGCCAAGATCGACGCGATCAGCGCGGACTTGGACAAGATCATCGTCGCGACGAACATCGACCTCTGGAACGACGTGGTCGAAGGCACGCCGGTCGACACCGGATTTGCCCGGGCAAGCTGGTGGGCGGCCATCGGCGATCCCGGCGCCAACCCGTCCCCGCCGCAGAGGGCGATGGGCCGAACTCCGTCCCGCCGCCGGCCTTTGCCGGGGCGCTTCTGATGAGTAGCGGCAAAGTGCTGTCCATCGCGAACAGCGCGGCCTACATCTTCCGGCTGGAATACGACGGCTGGTCGGCGCAGAACTCGGGCTGGATCCGCGCGGCGGCGGCGAAATACGGCATTAACCTGTCGCGACACGCGGTGTCGCTGGGATACAAGCCATGAACGTGATCGGACCCCTTCAGGCGGACCTTCGGTTTCGGCTGCAGCGCGTGCCCGGGCTGCCGCAGGTCTTCCATTGGCAGGGAAAGCCTTTCGAGAGGCAGCGCGGCGTGGCCTATGTGCAGGAGCGCCTGCAGCCCGTCGCGGCGGACGTGGTGAGCCTTGGCACCTATGGAAACACCCGCGAGACCTTCAACTATCTGGTCGACATCTACGTCCCGGCTGAGGGGCCGCTGTTCGACCTCTACGCCCTCGGCGACGCCGTCCGGGCGCATTTCTTCGTCGGGTCGGGTGTCGGCCCGCAGGACGCATTCGGGCGCGTGACGAATGCGGTGGTAACGTCTATGATCGCGCAAGCCGACTGGTTTCAGCTTCCGGTGACGATCACCGGGTTCGTCCACAGGGAGACAGTTTCATGAATGCAACCTGCAGCCCCATCGTTGCCTCCGGCAGTCTGGCGGACCTTGGCTATGCCGAGGAAGTCTGCGCCGGCAAGCCTCTCGATGATCCGCAACTGAAGGTTTTTCGTCGCCGCAGCACCACGCTTGGGCTGACGAAGGACGCCTACGACTCCGAGGAAATCCGCAGCGACCGGATGGTCAGCGACAGCCGCCACGGCATCCGCCGGGTCGGTGGCGAGATCGTCGCGGAAATGAGCCCGGCCAGCCATGATGACGCCTATGAGGCTCTGATGGGCGGCTTCTGGCGTGCAGGCGCGTCGCTGGACCTCGCCACGGTCGCGGTCAGCATCAACGCGAACGGCGTGGCGCAGCTTCCTGCCGGCCAGAACTGGATGGACCTCGGGTTCCGTCTGGGCGACCGGATCACCATCAGCGGGACCGGCAACATCGATTATGACGGGCGGTCGTTCACCATCCTCGGCCTGAATGCGGCGGACCCGCGCAACGCGGTCCTGTCGAACGAAAAGGGCTTCACCTTCCAAGCGACCAACCTCGCCATCGGCGCGATGAAGGTCGCGGGCAAGAAGGTGCTGATCGGGAACATCCTGCGCAGCTTCGTCTTTGAACGTGCGTTCACCGATATCGGGCGTTTCATCACCTACCGGGGCTGCCGGTTCAACAGCGCGGCCTTCTCGCTGCCCCCGACGGGTATCGCGACGGTGAACTTCGGCCTGATCGGGACGGACGCGGACCCGGTGGCGACCGCATCCATCGATGGCGTCCCCGAGGTGATCAAGACGGCGGCGGACTTCGGCACGCTGACCTTTGACGCGGCGGCCCGGACGGTGGCGGTGAGCGAGAGCGATTGGGCGGCAGAGGGCTTCGGCGTCGGTGACCTCGTGGTCTTCACCGGGATGCTGGGGGCGCCCCAGAACAATAACCCCCGGCACATTACGGCCATCAATGGCGCGGTGGCGACGGTGGCGGAGGCGGTTCAATCCTCGGTCGAAACCGTCTTCAACGTGCGCAAGGTGGCCCTGCCGGATTACGATGAGGTCAGCGAGGAAGGCGTGCTGGTCGCGGTGTCCGGTTCGGTCATCGTCGGCGGGCGCCAGATCGGCGTGGTGACGGCCTTCGACGTGACCATCAACAACAACATGGCCGGGTCGGAAGTCGTCGGGTCGAACATCATCCCGACGATCACTTGGGGCAATCAGCAGACCGTGCAGGGCAGCCTGACGATCCTCTTCGACGCGGACGCCGGCCTTGAGGCTTACAACCGCTTCGATCTGGAACAGGAAGCCATGGTCGCGATGCGGATGGACAGCGCGGATGGGTCGGCCTTCCTGCAGATCACGATGCCGCGCTGCAAATTCAACAGTGGCACCATCGGCGACGCGGTGGCGACCGGCCTGCCGATCACGATGGACATTCGCGGCCTGCAGCCGACCGACCCGGTTGCGGATAACAGTCAGGTGGTCATCCAGACCGGCTACGCCGGGGTCGTCGCCCCGGTGGCAGAGCCTCTGCCGCAGGTTCCGGTCGCGCCGCCGCTCAGTGGGAAGACGAAGCCGGCCCCCGCCCCGACCCCCGAACCGGAGCCCGTCAGCGGCTGATTGTGCGAGTGTTAAACACCCGCTAGAGTGCAGGGGCGCCATGGGAGGCGCCCCTTTCATTTGGAGAAGCGCATGGATCTCTCGAACCTGATGGTGACCGACGAAGCGAAGGCGGTCGACCTCGTCCACCCGGTCACCTTCCGACCGCTGGGCACCCCTGAAAAGCCCGTCCGCGTGATGATTGTCCCGCCCTCGCACCCGCGCATGCGCGCGGTCGAGCGTCGCATCGCAGACCAGCGCGTGCAGAACGCCATGGTCGCCCGGGGCCGGATGAAGCTGTCGGCGGATGAGATCGAGGCGGAAGCCGTCGACCGGCTGGTTGCCTGCATCGAAAGCTGGGAGGGCATCGAACTCGAAGGCAAGCCGCTGAAGGTCTCGGCGGAGAACGCCCGGATGCTGATGACGAACCCGGCCTTGCGGTGGCTGCGCGATCAGGTCGACACCGCGCTGGGGGACCACGGGACTTTTTTGGCGAAGCCCGAATCGGAGAATTCGAAGCCTTCTGCCGGTGCCACTTCGGACTGAACGTCGTCCGCGACGGTGTCTCGATCCGAGAGCATCTGGAAGCGGCGGAGCGGCAGACCGGGATCACCCCGAGGGCACTCATCGGCCCGGACTGCCCCTTCGAATTCGACCGCGTCTTCATGCTCTGGACCGAGATACACTCCGGGCGGTCGTCGAACGGCATGGGGCTGACCCCGCTCACATGGGTCGACATAGCGGCATGGCGCGACCTGACCGGGGAATTGGTGACGGCGGACGAAATCCGGGTTATTCGTAAGATCGACGGCTGGTGGCTGGACGTGATGACGACGGAGCGCAAGGCAGATGGCTGACATTCCCCTGATCGTGCAGGCAGACACCTCATCGGTGGTCAAGGGGAAGGCGGACCTCGCCGGGTTCAAGGAGGCACTGGGGGGCGTCAAGACCCAGACCGAGGCGGTCACGGGCGCCTCCCAGCGCGGCACCGGGGCAACCCGGACCTACACCGAAAGTCAGCGGCAGGGCAGCCGTGCGGCCCAAGAGGCCACCCGTGCGGCCCGGGAACAGGCGGCGGCCATTGACCGCGTGGGGCAGGCCTACAGGCTCGCCAAGGGCGCCATCGCCGGCTTCATCGGCATGGCTATCGTCCGCGACCTGCAGAACACCACGATGACGCTGCAGAAGATCAACATGACCTTCACGGCGGTGACAGGCAGCGCGGCAGCGGCGCGGCAGGAAATGGACTACGTCCGCGAGACGGCGGACAGGCTCGGACAGGACGTCCTCACGGCGGCAGGGGCTTATTCGAAGCTGCTGGCGGCGACGAAGGGGACGAACGTCACCCTTGAGGAAAGCCGGACGGTCTTCGAGGGGATCACGGCGGCGGCCACGGCCTATGGCCTGTCGCAATACGAACTCGAAGGCGCCCTGATGGCGGTGCAACAGATGATCTCGAAGGGCTCGGTGCAGGCCGAAGAACTTCGCGGGCAGTTGGGCGAGCGCCTGCCGGGGGCCTTCCAGATCGCGGCCCGGGCGATGGGCATGTCGACGCAAGAACTGTCGAAGGCCTTGGAATTGGGTGAGGTAGCGGCGGACGAATTTGTCCGGGCGTTCGGTGCCCAGCTTCAGCGGGAATTCGGGGGCTTCGCATCGCAGACCCGCACGACGGCGACGGCGATCAGCGAACTCGAAAACTCCATGCTGGCCCTGAAGGAAGCGGTCATCGCGGGCGGGTTCCAGAAGGCCCTGTTCACGGTGCTGGAAGCCTTGAACCGGCTGGCGCAGTCGCAGGCCGCCGTCGCGGCGGCGGAGGCCTTGGGCGCGGCGTTCAACATGCTGGCTGACGTCGTATCCTACCTTCTTGGCATCATCGAGCGGGTCGCGAACAGCGACATGCTGGCCGGGGTCTTCACCCTGATCGCGAACAACGTCGAAGTGGCGACGGTCGCGGTCGTCGCCCTCTACACGGCGATGAAGACCGGGCTCCTGACGACGATGGCGGCGGCGGTTGTGCAGGCCGGTTCGCTGGCCGGGGTCTTCTCGCTGATCGTGACCAGCGCGGCGTCGGCGGCAGGTGCGGTGGCAGGCTTCATCGTGGCGCTTGGCCCTATCGGTTGGGCTTTGACGGCGGTGACGGCCCTCGGGGCGGCGTTCTTCCTTCTGGGGGACAGCACGAAGGATCTTCAGACGGCCCAGCGCGACGTGCAAACGTCCATGCAGGGGGTGGTCGAGGCATCCGACAAGCTGACGGCCCTGAACGACACCCTGATCCAGCAACACCGCGACCTCGGCACGGCGGCGGCGGAGGGCAGCGCGGCGCGAGAGGCGGCCTCCCGGGTGGCCATTGACCGCACGCTCGAGGAAATCCGCGTCCAGAACCAGCTTCTGGAAGCCCGTCGGCAGGTGATGATCGCCGATCAGGCGGCCCTGAAGGTCAGCATCGGGGAGAGCCGGTCCGGGCTTGGCGATCTGGCGCGGGACGCGCTGCAGGGCACGGCGAAGAACCGGATGGACGTCGCGAGGTTCGGCAACATGGGCGATCAGGAAGCCATCGCGGCGGCCCAAGCCCTGATCGAGAAACAGCAGGCGCTGAATGAAGTCCTGACCGACCGTGAGCGCATCTTCCTGAATGAGTCGGCGGCCCTTGCAGAAGCCGAACAGGCCTACATCGACAACGGCAACGCCATCACCCAGATGGGCGATGCCATGGCGACGGCGGCGGAAGAACAGGCGAAACTCCTGAACGAAACGAAGCGGCTGGCGGAGATCAAGGAAGGCTTCGCGAACGCGGTGAATGCGCTGGATGACATGGTCTGGTCCATGGGTCTGGTGGCCAGTGACGCGCAAGCCCTGCAGGCGGCCCTTGACGCGGCCTTTGCGGCTGAGACCCCGCAACAGATGGCCGATGAGGTCCGGAAGGTTCAGGACATCCTGAAGCGCACCGGGAACGCTGGCGGCGAGTTGGACGGCATCCTTGGCTACGTCCTGTCGACCCTCGGGCAGATCGCCAATGTCGACATCGCATCCGGCATCGGGGCCGGGGCTGACGAAGCGAGCCGGCTGGCGACGAACCTCGCACTCGCGGCGCAGGCCGGTCGGAACTACGGCAAGCTGGTCAACAAGGGCGAGAGCGGCCCGGACGCGGCCCGCCGGTCGGTGCTGGAACTGAACGCTCCGGGGATCCCGGTCGGTGAACTCGCATCGGGCGCGGGCGGGGTTTACGTCCCGCCGCCGGGCGGCGGCGGTGGGGGAGGTGGAGGCGCGACGCGGGACGCCTATGCTGAACAGCAAGCGGCCCTGCGCGAGCGGATGGTGGCGGCAGAGAAGGAACTGGCGGCCATCCGTGGTGGCGAGGACATGGAGCGGTATGCCGCCGTGCAGGCCGCCATCAATGCGGCCACGGCGGAAGGCGTCACCCTGACCGAGGAACAGACGGCGGCCATCACCTCGCAGGCCACGGCGCTGTTCGACCTCGAGGAACAGGCCAAGAGCCTGAAATCGGCCTTCGACGCGATCACGGCGGCTGGCGAAAGCTTCGGGTCGGCGATGGGCAAGGCCCTCGGGGATGCGGCCTTCGGCATCGGGAACTTCCGCGACGCGGCGAAGGCGGCGTTTCAGGACATGGTCACGTCGATCCTGCAGGAACTCGGCAAGCTGGCGGCGTCGAGGATGCTGCAGATGATCCTTGGCGGCGCGACGGGTGGTGGGGGTCTGTTCGGCGGCTTGTTCGGCGGCGGGGGTGGCGGGTTCCTTTCCGGCCTGTTCGGGGGTGGCGGGTTCAGCTTCGGGCTTGCGAACGGCGGCGTGCTGGAAGCGAACACCTTCGCGATGACGTCGGGCGGTCGGCTGGGCCGGGTGGCAGAGAACGGCCCCGAGGCGGTGCTGCCTCTCTCGCGCGGTCCGGACGGCAAGCTGGGCGTGCAGAACGCGGGCGGTGGCGGCGGGATGACCGTCAACATCCAGAACAACGCCCCGGTCGAGGTGGAGACGCGGCAGACGGACGCGAACACCCTCGAGGTCATCATCAGGGCGGCGGAACAGCGGGTGGCAGACGGCATCGCCCGGGGGACCGGTCTGGTCGGGCGGTCGATGGAAAACGCCTATGGAATTTCAAGAAGGGGCAGATAGATGGGCTGGACTGTTTCTGCGTCTTGCGACATGGGTGGATTGTCGCGGCTAGGCGGGGTGTGGCTCGACCGGGTCGGGCGGGGCCGGGCTGGGTTTGGCAAGGCAAGGCGGTCAATTCAGGTCGATCAGGGGCGGTGACACATGGCTCTGACTGACCTGCAGCGCCGGATTTACGCGAGCGCCCCGGTGCGCAGCGTCGTCCGGCAGGCCCTCGTCCTGTCGCATCCCGGGTTCAGCCGGACCTTTTACCTGACAAACCAGCCGATCAGCTTCTTCGGGGTCTTTGGGGGTGCGACGCGGGAATTCGTCGCGGTGCCTTTCGAGGTGGTCGAGCCGCGCCGGGATGACACGGCGCAGCAGGATCTGCGGATCAGCATCGACAACGTCGACCCGGCCCTGATGATCGAACTCGAGCGCGCGGCACTGGACTTTTCGGAAGCGATCACCTGCACGTTTCTGGTCTTCGCCGATGACGACCCGAGGCCGCAGGACACCCCTCTGGTGCTGTTCCTGACGGCGCTGAAGGCGACGGCGACGGCGGTCATCGGGACGGCAACCCGGGCGGACGTAGTGAATGCCGAGTTTCCCCGGCGCTACTACCGGGTGAACGAATTCCCGGGAATGGCGCGATGACTTGCAATACAGAGCAAGTCGCGGCGCTGGACCCGGCAAACCTGATCGGCAGGCCATACCGCGTCGGGGCGCGCGGGCCGGACGCCTACGACTGCTGGGGCCTCATCGCGGCGTGCTGCCCTTGGCTGCCGGATGACTGGGCAAACGAAGACCTCGCGGTGCGCAAGGTGATTGCCATCATCGAGGGACAGGCGACGGATACCCGGTGGCGCCGCGAGAGCGAGCCGTGTGCAGGCGCGGTCGCAATTTTCGGGACAGGACAGCGGGCGACGCACACCGGCCTCGTGTGGCCCGTTTTCGGGGGGTTCCGCGTCATTCACGCTTTGCCCAAGGTCGGGGTCGTGTCACACCAGATCAGCATGATGGAGCGGATGGGGCTCCGGCTGAAAGGAATCTACACATGGCACGGGTGATCTACAGCGCCAACCCGATGCAGCCGCGCGACGGGGCGAAGCTGTTCAGCGCAGACGGGACGTTCATCGATTTCCTCGAAAAGCGGTTCCCGACCGGGTTTCAGCACCCCTATGTGGTCTACCGCCGGAACGGGCGCGAGCGCGTCGAACTCGATGACTTCGATTTCCAAATGGAACCGGACGAAGTCGTCGCCATCCTCGAATACCCGGGCGGCGCGGTGGTGCCGTTCTTGGCGCAGATCGCGGTGAACCTTCTGGTCAGCTTCGCCGTCACGCTGATCCTGAACCTGCTGTTCCCGCCACCCCAGCCCGGGCAGGGCGGCCAGCCGTCGCCGGTCTACAGCTTTCAGGCGAGGCAGAACCAAGCCCGCCTCGGGGAACCCATCCCGACGATCTACGGGCGCATGATCACCTACCCCAATATCGTCTCCCAGCCCTACTACCGCTACATCAACGGGCAGCAATACCTCCACATGATCCTCGCCATCGGCCATGGCTGGCACCAGTTGCACCGCGTCCTGATCGAGAGCGATGATGTCGCGCGGCTGCCGGCAGGCACCATCGACCGCTGGATGTTCACGCCAGACCAGCACCAGAGGAAGATTGGCATCATCGAGGCGCAGACCGGGGTCTGGGAAGACGTCGTGACCAGCCCGCAGGTGGCTGGCCAGCGCCTCGTCGTCGTCGGCGGGCAATCGACGCAATACGGGTGGTTCGAGGCCAACCCCGAAGGCACGTCCGCGACCCTGATCGAATTCGACTTCCTGTTCCCGAACGGGCTCTACTGGATCGACAGCGACGGTGACTTTCGGGCTTGGTGGACGACCGCGCGCATGGACGTCCAGAGCATCGATGAACTCGGCAACCCGGTCGGGGCGATCACGACCTACGAAGCCCGCTACGACGGGGCGTCGCGATCCCCGATCAGGGCAACCTACAGCATTCCGGTCGCGGGTGGTCGGTGGCGGGTAAGGGTCAGGCGTGGTTATTACTCGACCGACCAGCGCGTGGTCGAGGAAATGCAGGTGATCGGTCTGCGGGCGAAGCTGAACCGCACCGGCCAGAAGGCCTATGGCGACACGACGCTGCTCGTCGTCCGGGTGAAGGCCAGC